GTTCCCGATCCCGGACTTCTGGCCGCAGATCGTCGGGATCGACTTCGGTTGGGATCACCCGACCGCCTGCGCCTGGCTTGCCTGGGATCGTGAGACCGACACGACCTACGTCTACGACGCGATCAAACGCCGGGAAAGTACGCCGCGCGACATCGCGCCGATGATCATTACCCGCGGCGCCTGGTTGCCCGTTGCATGGCCGCACGACGGTCTGCAAACCGAAAAGGGCTCGGGCATTCAACTCGCAGAGCTGTACCGCCAGCACGGGGTCAACATGCTGCACGAGAAAGCCTCGATGCCTGAGACCGGGGCCGAGGGCGGCATTCAACAGTCGCGCTTCTCGGTCGAGGCGGGCGTGATGGCCATGCTCACGGCCATGCAGGCCGGCAAGTTCAAAGTCTTCTCGCACCTAAACGACTGGTGGGACGAGTTTCGTCTCTACCACCGCAAGGACGGAAAGATCGTGAAGGACGGCGACGACTTGATCTCGGCCGTGCGCTACGCCTACTCGATGCGCCGCGCTGCGATCACGCCGCCAGATCCCTCCAAATCGATGCTCAACCCGCGTCGCTCGTTTGATTGGCGCGCGGGGTGAGTCGAATAGGGATCTCGATACCAGAATGACCCAAACCATAGTGGACAGGCCATGGCTGTAGCCGACATCCAACTGACCAGCGCCGCGATAGAGGACGAAACGCCCGCTGTGCGGCCCCGTCGTGGTGTCGTCGTGAGCGAAGAGCCCACAAACCGCGATCTGCCGGAAGAACTCAAAGACACCGCGCTTGAGCGTCGGCATGTCGAGATGTTCCTCATGGAGATCAAGAACCAGCCGCACTGGCGCCGTGAGGCCGATCGTGCCGCTGATTACTACGACGGCAACCAACTCAACGACGAGACCGTTACCACGCTGCAAGAGCGCGGGCAGCCGCCGCTCGTCACGAACCTGATCAAGCCGACGATCGACACCGTTCTCGGCATGGAGGCCAAGACGCGCACCGACTGGCGCGTACGGCCCGAAGACGACGAAGTGTGCGATGACGACCTGGCCGAGGCCCTGTCGATCAAGCTGAAGCACGCCGAGATCGAGAGCCGGGCCGATCGGGCCGTCTCCGATGCCTACGGCGCGCAGCTGAAGGCCGGCCTGGGATGGGTCGAAGTTGCCAAGGAACACGATCCGTTTCGCTGCCCGTACCGGGTGAAGTACATCCACCGACGGGAAATCTTCTGGGACTGGCGGGCCGAACAGCCCGACCTTTCCGACGCCCGGTATCTGATCCGGCGCCGATGGGTGGACCTCGAGCACGCGATTGCTCTGATGCCCCAGTACGCGGACCTCTTCCGCATGACCACCTCCGGGTGGGCCAACTTCGATCCGCTGCTCGAGCAGGACACCCGACTGGTGCAGTCCTGGGAAATCGAGCGCGACACCCGTCTTTCGGCGGCCGACTGGCGCGACATCCAGCGCGAGCGGATCTGTTTATACGAGATCTGGTATCGGAAGTGGGTGCGCGGATACCTGATGACCCTCCCCAACGGTCGTCGCATCGAACCCGATTTCGACAACCCCCGTCATGCCGAGGCGATCGTTTCCGGTTACGCGACCGTGCGTTCGGCCACCTTTCAAAAGGTCCGCCTCGCCTGGTACACCGGCCCCCACTTCCTCTATGACGTGCCGAGCCCGTATCAGCACGGCATGTTCCCGTACGTTCCGTTCTTCGGCTACCGGGAAGACCTGACCAACGTCCCATACGGCTTGGTCCGCTCGATGATCTCTCCGCAGGACGAGATCAACGCGCGCAAGTCGAAGATGTTGTGGTCGCTCAACAGTCGCCGCGTCATCGTCGATGCCGATGCGATCGTCGATCACGGCAAGGCGGCCGAGGAAGTGGCGCGTCCGGATGCCTACATCATCCTGAACCCGAACCGCAAACCGCAGAGCCAGTTCAAGGTCGAACCGGGCTCCGAACTTGTGGCGCAGCAGTTCCAGGTCATGCAGGAAGCCAAGCTCGAGATCGCCGAGTCTTCGGGCATCCACAAGTCGATGCAGGGCCAGCAATCGGGCGCGACCTCGGGTCTCGCCATCAACTCGCTGGTCGAGCAGGGCCTCAACACGCTGGCCGAGATCAACGACAACTACCGCTACAGCCGCCGCATCGTCGGCGAAATGCTGTTCGACCTGGTGCGTCAGAACCTTGCCCAGGGCCCGGCCCGCGTGGTCATTGGCCAGGGCAAGCAGCGCAAGGTGATTCCGCTTAACACGCCGGCCGTTGACGAAGAGACGGGCCAGCAGACGATCCTCAACGACGTGTCGAAGGTGCGCGCCAAGGTTGTCCTCGATGACATCCCGAGCACGCCGACCTACCGCACGCAGCAGTTCATGATGCTGACCGAAGTCACGAAGTCCCTGCCGCCCGAACTTCAGGCACAGGTCATCGACTTTGTGGTGGAAGCCACGGATCTGCCGAAGCGCCACCAGATTGCCGACCGCCTCCGGTCTGCCATCGGCATCCAGTCTCCCGAGCAGCAAGAGGCCGCCGCGCAAGCGCAGGCCCAGATGCAGCAGGAAGAGATGGCGATGCTGCGCCAGGAGCGCCAGGTCAAGATGCAAGAGACCGCGGCCAAGGCGCAGAAGCTCATGGCCGAGGCGCAGCAGATCCAAGGCGGACTGGCTGCCGGTGGCGAAGCCGCCGAGATGCAGTCCATGTTCGAGCAGCAGATGAGGCCGCTCTACGAGCAGATCACGTTGCTCAAGACTCAGCTCGCCAACCGCGAGCGCGAGATCCAGACTAAGTACCAGTCCGACATCGAGAAGGCCAACATCGATGCGGCCGCCAAGATCGAAGCCGAGCGCGCGAAGGCTGCCAGCATGGACGCGCTCAAGCCGTTTGCCGACCAGATCCAGGCGCTTGTTGGCCAGATCCAGCAGATGAGCGTCGAGCACAAGGCGGCGATCGACCAACTGAACACCGAGCACAAGGCAGAACTGCAGGTGCTTCGTTCAGAAGTGGAGATGGTGCGCAAGACGGCCGAAGAGAAGCCCGAACCTGCAGAAAAGGAAGAGAAGGAAGACCCCGCCATGGCGCAGGTTCTTGCCACGCTCGCCCAGACTCAGGCGGCGCTTGCCAAGGTCATGAGCACGCCGAAGAAGACGAAGATTATCGAGGACAAAGACGGACGCGCGATTGGCGCTGTAACCCAACCGAGTGACGAGGAGTAACACGAGATGGCAGTCAACTACACCACGGCAGTCAAGAACGCCCGGCTCGATGCCGTTGTCACTGCCATTGGATCAGCCGGCGTTCTCGAAATCGGAACGGCGGGCATGGCCAGCGTGCTTGCCACGATCGCTCTTGGCAACCCTGCCGGCACATCGGCTGGCGGCGTGCTGACGTTCTCCGGCTTCCCGCGCACTGACTCGTCGGCCGATGCCTCTGGCACCGCAGCCGCCGCGCGCATTCGCACCGCTTCTGGCGGAACAGATGTCATCACGGGCCTGACCGTTGGCACGTCGGGTACCGACATCGTGCTCGATAGCGTAAGCATCACGGCCGGGCAGTCGGTGACGATCAACTCCGCCACCATCACCCACGCTTGAGGCACGGATATGTCAAAGGCAAACACATTTGAAAACGATCTGCTCAAGCTGATCTTCAACGCAACGGCGATTGCTAATCTTGCTGATAACGCTGCGTCGAGCCCGGTCACGAACCTCTACGTCAGCCTGCATAGCGCCGATCCTGGCGAAGCCGCAGACCAGACGTCTAGCGAAGTGGTGTACACTGGTTACGCTCGAGTCGCTGTCGCGCGCACCAACGGTGGCTGGACAGTCACTGGTTCTGACGTAACGAACGCGTCGACCATTACTTTCCCGCAATGCACCGGCGGTACAGCAACGGCGTCTCATGTGGCTGTTGGTACGGACTCTACAGGTGCAGGAAAGGTGCTCTACAAGGGCGCGCTTGCTTCGCCGCTGTCTATTTCCCTTGGTATTCAGCCGCTCTTCTCTGCTGGCGCGCTGGATATCTCGGAGGACTGATGTCGTGCAGCAATGCCAGCACTGCCTTCGTCTGCTTGAGGACGGTGAGCATTGCCCGGACCACCCAGACGCGATTCCAGTCCATTTGAACCAAGAGGACGAAGAAACAGATGGGCTTTAAGAATGTCCGCCAGCTTGCTCAGTCCATCGACAACGATGGGCAGAGCTGGCTTTCATGGGTACACAAGACCACGGGGCCGACCTCCACGACCGGCCGTTGGATGGACTTGTCCATGGGCGCGGGCACGCCGAAGTTCAATGCCTATGGCGGCGCTCCGCTTACTGCAACGCCGTTTGTGGGCGCAGGCAACGACGGGATTTACTGCGGGCCAACGCCGCCCGCGGGGCAGACAAAGCACCTGACTAATTTCTTCATCCAAAGCGGCAGCGTGAATCTGGTTCCAGCTGCAATACCCGTTCATCGACGGCGACGAGTCTGCCGAGCAAGTAATGGACAACACCGAGACGCTGCCGCGCAGCAACGGCAAAGGCGTCGAGTGCATGGTTGTGTGTACGGCGCCAATGGCGGCAAACGCCAACGTGACCGTCAAGTACACAAACCAGGATGGCGTGCCGAACCGCACATCGACCTTCTCACTGATTGCCGCGGGCGCGGTAGGGGTCTTGGTTAACGCCGGCAACAACTTACTTACAGCAGGCGGCGTTTCTCCATTTATTCCGATGCAGGGTTCCGACTACGGTATCCGCTCGATTGATTCAGTCACGTTTGATGCGGCAACGGGCGGCTTCATGTCGTTTGTGCTGATGAAGCGAGTCGCACAGATCCAGTTGCGCGAGGCCGGCGTCGCTTGCGAGATGGATCAGTTCACGCAACGCGGTGGCGTGTTGCCAAAGATTGAGAACGGCGCCTATCTGAACATGATCTACAACACGGGGCAAGGCGGTACGGCGATCCCGCTGCGTGCAGCATTGGAATTCACATGGAGATGAAACATGGGCTTTAGCAGTATGGACGATCTCGTTAACGAGATCACAAACAACGGCAAGTTCTATCGAGCCGACTGGATGAAGACGACCGGTGCCGCCGCCTACACGGCAGGCCACTGGTACGACCTTTCCCAGATCGCCGGCTTGCCGGTTGCCAACACGTACTCGGGCACCGCGCTCAATGCGCAAGTGCCGGACGAAACGCTCGGCTGGACGCTGTACCACGGCGGCAACGTGTCAAGCGACACGAAGCATCTGCTCAACATGGCAGCCATGACCGCGGTGGCGACGGGCGTGCCAAGCGCGCTGATGCTTGTTGATTACTGCTTGTATTACCCGGGCATTGATACCCGCGTCACGACCGCGCAGACGCTTGTCAACACCAACGCGCTGACGCGGTACACCGACGGCAAGGGCCTGCGCGCATTTATGCCGTACACGACAGTCTCAGGCACACCGGCAGCGACTCCGGTGCTGACGATGAGTTACACGCGCGAGGACACGGGCGGCACGGACACGGGCCGCTCGCTTGGCGCGGTTACGAACTTCTCGGCGGGTTCTGCGGCGCTGACGATCATTCCAAAGATCGCTCACTCTGGCGTGGCTGCCAACAACTACGGCCCGTTCCTGCCGCTGGCTGGCGGCGATGCCGGCATTCGCTCGGTGCAGACGGTCCAGTTCACAACGGCGCACACCGGCACCAGCATTCTTGCGGCCCTCGTGATCTGCAAGCCGCTGGCGTTTATCCCGCTCACGACCGTCTCGGTCGCTGCCGAGCGTGATCTCGTGAACCAGCTGCCGAGCCTGCCGCAGATCCGTGACGGCGCTGCGCTCAACTGGCTGTACTTCGCTGGTGCTGCTACTGGCGCTTCGACCAACTTCTACGGCTCGCTCGAGTTCGGTTGGGGCTGATCCATGCTCAAGCAGAACCTCACCCTGAACGCGCAATACCCTCGCCGGATGATCGGCGGGGGTAACGCGCAAGACCGGACGATGTTCGGACGCACGTCCCTGCGCAATCAGTGGGCGGGCCAGGGCGGGATTCTGCCTACCAGCGGGCTGCCGGTCGGAAACCTGGCCGGTGGCTCGTGGAGCCTGCCTCCCAAAGCGGGAGGCATGAGCAGCCGCAATGACTCGGAAGGAACTGCGACGTTGTCCGCAACTGGTGTCGCAGTACAGACCCAGCAGAACATATCTTCTAGCATTACGGCTGCAGCCTCATTAACCGCGGCCGGAAGTATGTATGGGCTGATTTCCGCCACAATCGTAGTTAACACGGGGCAAGCAACAGCTAACGAGATCGCCAACGCGGTTTGGAATAAGACGCTTCCCTAAGGGCCGCCCATGAGTACGTCAGGCCAGCGGCTAGTCTTTCTGTCCGGCCTGCCAAGCGGGACTGCTGCCCAGCACCTATTAGCAATTAAACAGTCCGGGGTAACCGCCGGACAGATGCTGCTTTCCCGGTCTGCTCTGCTGACCGGCACCGCTGGGCAGCACTTACTAGACTCCGGCGTACCAGCTGGCTCTCGCACAGGTAATTTAGCCGCTATCGAAGCTGCAGATATATTTGCAGCAAACGGTGGTACAGGGGCCGGGATATCCGGCACATTCAATGGCATTGAGCTCGGTGACGA